GTCCTCTAGTGCTGCACCTTCGACACCGTCTTCTAGTGCTTCAGCTGAAACTTCCCAGTCAAGACGAATTTTCTTTGTAGTCAATTCGACCTTGCTAAATGTAGCTCCAGTGTTTGTGTAGTTACCAATTGCCTGTGCAGCCGCACGAATTACGCGCTCACCTACGTTAACTTTTTCAAGTTCCATAGTGTTCGCACGCATAGTTACGCGACGACCATCCTTGGCGAGAACAGTACCATCCCACACGTAGTCAATAAAACGACGTGCTTGCTCTGGACGAAGAATACCACTAGCTGCATCACCCGAAGGATTTACTGCGTTTGGGCCGCTGGTTACTCCGAACTGGGCGTTTGGAATGTTACCAAGTGTACTTGCGCCTGGCTCTGATACTCCTCCAATGCCACCAGATGCGAACGCACCCTGTGCATTAAAGTTTCCAGGTATAGTACCACCAAGTTCACCTGATTCTCCAGGCTGATTTTTCTTGATTTCTTTTTCCGACATTTGTCACCTCCTGAGTGATTTTTGCTTAATTAAATAAGTCGGCAGTTTTGAGGAAACGACCGCCCCATAGGGATTTCTCGACCATCTCTGGTCGTTCCTGCACGATCTCGCCTAGATCGCCAGATTTGCGGAAAGCGGTGTCTTGCTCTACAGCATCCACTCTCTTTCCAAACTCATCAAACTGGCCCGTTGCTTCTGAAATTTGCTGCTTGGCTGCGGCAACTTCCTCGGATACTCCAGTAATAGATTTCTTTAGTGCATTAACCTCACTGTGAAGTGCTTTTACGGTTTCTGCTAGATCGCTAAAGGCTGATGTAATTGTGTCTTTGATCTCGTTAACTGCATCAGCAGCAACGTCATCAGACTTTGATACTTCAGCAGCCCCTTCGATAACCTCATCAGCTTTTTCAACTGAATCGGTCTCAGCGGTGTCGGCCTTTTCAACCTCAACCTCTGCTTCGGCATTATCTGCTTTCTCAACTTCAGCTTCATCGGCTTTAGTTTCAATTACAGGGTCAACGCTTTCAGCTGCGGCATCTGCCTCTGGAGCGACCATATCTGATTTTTCTACTTCATCAATTGCGGCATCGATTGCCTCGTCAACTAGGTTATTTGTTTCATCAGTCATAGGACTAACCTCCTTTGTTATCTTAGAAAGATCAATGCCTTTAGCACTATCAACTAAGAACTTTATTACGTCTTTTTTATCCTCATCGGATTTTTCGACAAAACCAATATTTTTCATAGGGGAACCTGATGTTGGGCTAACCAGATCCTCTTCTTCGGAAATGATTACTAAGCCATCTTCTTCATCCCAAAATACGTTTTCTACATCCACTTCAGTTGCCTCTCCCTTAATTATATCTACCCCGTCAACCTTCTCTACGGAAAGTATGCTAGCAAACTGATTTGCTGGGTTATCTACCAAAGATAATTCTACTAGGTCATAGTCTTTGATTATTCTAATTTGAACATCTGACTTTGAGTCATATGCGTCATCCCACTTGTTCATACGGCCCCCAATGGAAAAACCAGTGTAGGTTCCGTCGATTACCTTTTCCCAAGTGTTCTGTGCGCCCTTGGAAATGTAGGCAGAAACATAAACTCCGCCATAAAACTTTTTAGTATCTGGATCAAAGTATTTTTCTTGTTTAAATGATACCATTTTTCCTACTGCAGATGGCTGGTGCATCTCTCGGATATTACCACGGAATTTTGAGAAAGCCTCCAGAGACGCTTCTGTTGTAACAATATCGTTTTGCTTATCGACATTATCCAGGGTTGCAAAACCAGAGACGATGCGCTTCTCCACATCGACTTTACTAAATGGCATAGACAGGCGAACGTTGTCGCCTTCGGTAGCCCAGTGAGCTTTAAACATAGTCATACTGTTCCTATTATATACTACTTTTTACCAAATCGTTAAAAAACTGTTATACTTGAATTTTCCCCTCAATCTGAGGAGGACCCTTCGCCCTGAGCATTTCTTCCAGAAATTGTGGCTGGGCTGTCTGACTGGTTATTAGATCTTTCTCTGTCCCTAGACCTATTCCTAGAAGTGTTTGCCCTAGAGTCAGCTGCCTGTCTAGATGTCATCTCAAATGGCTCATCTCCGTCACTTCTTTGAGGAAGACCTAGGACCTCTCTTGCCTCATTAGGAACCATGATCTGGGTCTTAACGTATCTCTCAAGTATCTGGGACTGGGCGATCTCGTCTGTGAGCGTAAGCTCATTAAACTTAAACTCGACAATATCTGTCTCTTCTTTGACAAGCTTGTTTATCATTTTTGCTAAGTTGTTCTGGGCTGGTCTTGAGACCTGCTCTTTAAATGTCCTATCCTGTGCCAAGGCGTTTGCTATAGAAGAGGAATCTCCTCCACCTATTTTTGACAACGGAACTTGGTGGGCGATTAGAATATCGTCACGATTTTGCTTACGGTATTCTTTAAACGAAGCTTCCTGTACACCATTCTCTACTGGCTCCATCTTAAATTCTACCTTGTTGTTGTCACTATCTCCAGGCAGCGGAATGTAGAGGGTTCTGTGGTTTTGGCCCTTTAGATTATTCTGAAGGAATCTAAACATTTTGTCTTCCGCATCAGCTGAAAGCTGGGCACCCTTTAGAGTTACAACATATCTAGGAACACCCTTGTTTCCAAAATAGTCAATGTTATATTGTGAAGCTAGCTGGTCCCCGTGCAAAGATGTAATTGCAGAAAGGATATCTGGAACTCCATAAAAAGTGTTTAGTGGTGAGTATTCTTTGTAGTGAATAATCTCATTTGGTCTTGGATCTGTTGTAATTGGATTTTTATTATTTGCCCCGAAATTTCTAAAGTAAACAACCCTGTTTCCAATAATCTGAACATATCCATCTCTTAGTCGTCTTGCTCGAACTGTGGTAGCTGGTATATGCCCCACATACCCAATCTTACCTTTAACTGTTCTTCCGATTTCTAGATAGCCATTACCAGTTGCCTGAACGTCTGTATAAAATTTAGTTAAGGTGTGAGTAAAAGACTCTTCATCATTAAGGTTTTCAAGCCAGTCTCTTAGCTCTATCTTAGCTCTTTCAATTCTTTTTCTTGCTCTCTCGACTGCTTCCGTATCAGAGTTGGACTCCAGCCTCATCAAAGTTCTTTTTGATATTTCAAAGTCGTAGCCTAGGCCTACAATATTTTCCACTTTTGCATCGATAGCTGCGTGGTTCGCAAAAGATGTGTCATAGTAGTTCGCTAGCTCATATAGATTCCATGGCGGGGTAATGACATCAAACATTCCATAACCATTGCGGAAAACTTCACCAGGATTAATTTCTTTTGACTTCGCACCATCTAGACCAGAGGCAACCGCAAGTGCACTTGTCATATAAGACTGGGCTGGCTCTACTCCAGGAGACCCGTCGTTGGTATAGGTATAGTTTTTTGCTACCCTAGACGTCCTTCTTTTAAAATTTGCATCCAGGCCACTGAATGATTTGACATCATCCCAGGACTTATTAAATGGATCTTGTTTTTTAAACTCATCTATGTTGTCACGAATCTCATCGATTCGAGCACCAACGGTCCACTGTTCTGACATTAGCCCTCATCACCGTACTGGGCAAGGGTTTGCTTAGCTGCAATGACTGCACCCAGGTCATTCATGTTTGGGATAAGGCCATTAGCCATTCGATCTACCTGCTCGCTATGCTCTTCGTCAGAGATCTTTTTCATGTTTGGGTAGAACACCGCTTTACCCTCTGGCTGGCCCCAGTATCTAGCGGCATTTTCTAATTCGGTGACTCTTGTCTGGTCGCCATTCATCGACTCAATGGAGAGCGCGTTGCCCTGTCCGTCAGTAAATGCTTTGCCATTTGGCTTGTGCCAAACGTAAGTTCCAAAGTTAGAAAAGTTTTCTTGTATAACTTGTACTTTTGTCTCTCCTACTTGACCAGGAAAGCGTGGTTTCTTCTGTTTCATAACCACAAGTATACCACATTATACTGGGGTTATGACCGAACTGGTCCAAGATAGGTCTTTATATACTGAAGAAGAGTAATTATTGATAACCAAATCAGAGGAACTATCAAAAATAAAGCTATTTGTTCCAGTGTATATTCCATAAATATCAGACAAATCTGTAAGATCTGGGGTACTT